TCGCCCCAACTGATTGTTGGCGCCAATCAAGTTGTAGTTCCAGTTGCTGAGATCGTATCCAATTTGTGCTAGTAGGGCTCTAGTTTGCGTACCCGACAACACACCAATGTTAGCCCAACTTGGTACCAAGGCCGGAGCGTCGGCTCGTCCCAACCAACTGGGTGGTAACGGGTTTGATATTGGTAAACCAACAGCCGATTGAATGCCTGCGTCTATCACTTAGAAGCTCCTTTAAAGAAACTGCTTATAGACTCTGACGCACTGATTCCGCCTGATACTGCTAGTGATCCCAATGCACCAGTAGCAATACCTATAGCCAGTCCGCCTAGTAGGCCGGGGCCGCTTGCGCTGATAGGCTTGGGACGTTGTTTGGTCTCGGGATCAATCCAGGGTTCATGTGATGGAGCCCAGATACACACAGTGTCTAGTTTTCCAGTTTCATATTGCCAATTGGTACCGTTCCAGGACACATCGGGCAACTGATTGGTTTTCGCTGGCAACACTGGTTTGATTCCTTTACCTGGTAAACCAGTCAAGTTGGTGGTTGCTCCCGATATGGTAGTTGCCCCTATAGCGCTGAGAGTCAATGCTCCGCCGGCCAACACACTAGTAGCAACGCCACCGCTTATGGTGCAGAGTGCATCACTTGCCAGTAACACAGATGCAATAGCTTGTACACTAACACTGTTGGTTGATGTGATGCTTACACCTTTTTCACCATTGATGGCAATGGATTTACTGTTGATAAGAATAGCTTCATCGCCTTGTAGATTCAGCACACCCTCGCTACGCATGTTGATGCCGCCCTTGGCATACACATTGATGGTTCCGTTGTTGCTAAACTCCATCCAGTGCATGCCGCTGGCACTAGCAATGTACAACACATTTTCAGTATCGTTCATGAGAATTTGATGACCGCTTGAACTGCGTAGGCGTATCAGCTGATCTGTGCCATCAGCCACTGAGGAATCGGCTGCGCCATTGGCGCCATCGTCCATGACAAAACTGTGACCACCACTACGTGCAATCACTGCTTCTTCACCTTGTTGACCTGGCAAATTGGTTTGTGCTTTGGTACCAAGAGCTCGTCCCGGTGTACTGATTCCGTAAACGTTGCTGGGCACTTCTCTCATGCTACTACTGGTGATAGCTCCACGTATGGGATCTCGATCAAGGCCTTGATTGATCAACACACTGGCCTGGTACGGATGTATAAATCTTGGAGTATTAATAAGGCCGTCAGGGGTAAATGCTGTACTTGCACTGGTATCATATTCTACTACCGGCATTGAGCTATTGGTGCCTATTGCGTCAGTGATGTTGGGATAGTTTTTATCGGCATAGCTGTTTTTTTCGCCGCCAATATTTCTTGCCAAGCCCGGAACCATGTGATGACTGGGACTGTTATATACACAAGCAAACCAGTAGCCGCGACTTTTGTCTCCAGCAGCAAATGTCACCAAAACTGTGCTGCCTATGTCGGGTGGTACCATCCACATACCATAACTTTGTCCGGTAGTAAATGCACTGTCTGGTAGGCTTTGCTCATTGGTACCGTATGTGGTGCCGTAAAACGGACTGGCATAACTCACAATTGTGGGATTGTCGGGATCATAACTACCGCCCCAGTCCGGTATGTAAACTTCTAGTTGTCCCATGCGATTACCTCGCACATGTGACATTACCACAGCCTCATACGGGCCGGGATCAATTGTGAGTCCAGAATCGCCGTCGGCTTTGGCCTTGGGATCGGCGCCGGTCTTTCTTATTTGATTACTATCACCCATTTGTTGAATTCCTATTTAGTTTTGAGGTTGGTTAGTCTTAGACCACTGGTTTGATTCAATTGAGATTGATTCAATGACAAGTCGCCTTTGGCCACTGCATTTTGCGTTGAGCCTGTAGTGGCATTGGTACTGGTGGCATTATTTTGTGCAGTAGCAGCAGCACCAGCACCGGTTCGAGTAGCATTGGTACTGTTCTGTACACTGGTTTGGAAATTGGTAGAAAAATCACTGTTCATTAGTCGTACCAAGGACAGTGTCTGAGTAAATGTTCCAGCACTAAAAGTATTTTTGATTGTCAATATTTTGTACAATCCACTGAAAAGGCTTTTGGTAGTACCTGGTCGAGGAAATCCCAAACCTTGATTGGTAAAGTCAGTGTCTAGGTCAATGATACTGTTGATATTTAATTTGACCACCAGTACTCCCGAATCCATACGTAAATGACCGTATTTGGCAGCAAAATCATTTTGACTTATAGTATCCCAAGAACTAAAATTGTCACTCGATCCCGGAGTTGGACTGGGCACATACAACCAGTCGTCCTGTTTACACAATAAAGGATCGCCTACTATTTTTAGATCCACAGTCAACATGTCGCCGCTGGGTTTGCTGTAGATAGATTTCAATGCATCAGCTGATGTGGCCTTGTTGGGATCAGTTATGATATTCAAACCAGTCACGTTTCCTTGATCAATCACTATTGGTTTAAACCTCAAGGGATTTGGCACCGGAACTTTACCCAGTTGTGGAATTAGGCCTGATGCTGCCAACCAAGGTGGTCCCAACATGATGGTGGCCGTATCAGTCAATCCCTCATTGACTTTGGTGTCAACCGTGGCTATTGTGGCTGGAACTTCATTACCATATGTGGTTACTGCGGTGTACCACGTGGTATCAAATTGCAAATTTAAATCAAGTATATCAATATTTTTACCAGTATACAAGTAGTCGTATTGCTTGACTATAAATTGCTTGCCATCAGTCAAAGATGGCAATGCAGGGTGTGAAGGATCAGCAACATAGTATTGATGCACTTTGTAGGTAAAAGCATGTGCATAAGTGTTTCGTTTGGCATCAAATACGCTATCATACGAGTTACCTGAGCCACTGACTCCGGCATATCTAACTTGCACAGTGGTTTTGATAGTGTTGAAAATTTTTGATAAATCTTGCACTTCCTGATTCTTCAATGTTTGCGGATCTGTGGTTGTGTTATTTTGTGGCTTCTTTTTTAGTTGTCCAATAATAAAACTGCTTTGAAGAACAATTTTGTTAACCACCTCAGAAATAACTGATCCTGCCGGAATACTGAATGATGATTTTGAAACATCAAGTGTGACTCCCTTGGGATTGGCCTGTGCTAGAGAAACTTGTTTATCGTATACCACATTAGTTACCGCAATTGACGGGTCAACATCAAATGCAATAGTGTCAGCGTAGAGTACATCGCCTGCTACCGCCTCTTGTTGCCAATGCTTGTTGAGCTTGCTTGCAAAATCAGTCAATAAATCATTTACTGTTTTTCCAGTTATGGTGATATTTTTTGGGCATTTGGCATATTCGTTTTGATGTGTGATATGTCCAGCCGGGCAAAAATCAATTTTGTATTGGGCTCCACTACTGGTGACTTTGACACTCACGCCCAGGAATCTGATAGGGAATCGTTTTCTATAAGTGCCAGTTTCACTGTCGGGTACAGGCTTGCCGTTATCATCGTACCCCACAAAATCAATTTGTAGCATGTAGGGTTGTGCAGTATAATTTCTAAAAGATCCGTCTTTGGTAGTGGACGCAAATATAAGGCTATCCATAAAGGTAACACCGTACGGTTCAATAATGGTCATTGTGCCACTGATCAAGTTGGTATTTTTACTTGATGTATTGGGGCCAATCACGGTGTCAAATTCAATGTCCTCAATATTGTAATTTAATCCACCAGTGCTGGGCAGACGACGATTGGTATATTTTCTGTTGTTGGCGTATGCTCCGCCATCCTCGGCCACCACATAACTATAGGGTAAATCTTTAGTAAGTCCGGGGCCAGCATCAAGTGTGTCTATCAAGTCATTATAGTCACCGGTGTCCAACCACCACAGACTGGTCCTATAGGTCCAACTTGCATATTTGTGCATGGGATTGGTAATTGGAGTTGAAGCGACTGGTATTTTTGTAGTTGACGGTACCACAGTGGAACTATCTACCGCAGTATCAACTGCAGGCAGTTTACTGGGAGTCTTTGTTTTTTTTACCGGTGTGGTCGGAGTTGGGTACAAGGTTGCTGCTTGTTCGGCTGTTGCGCCGCCCATTCCGGTGCTACGACCAGCTCCAGCACCAGTTACCTGAGTAGCACCAGCTGTTGCACCTTGATTGGATATGCTGGGGTTCCCAAATGCTGCGCCACTTGGAGAATTATAAAATGTTGAGCCTGCCATGTTATAAACCCAGTGCAGAATAAACTACAGATTTTGGCGGAACATAGATTATGTTGGGTGCCACAAAACTAAAAACTGGATCTATTATGACATCGGGATTGCGTACGGCAAACACCCACCACAGATTGCTGTCTTGGTACATGTCGTATGCCAGCAGGTCTGGTCTAAGATTGTAGGGAGGATCAATTTGATATCGTGCATCGCCTACATCGGCTGGTATAGTTACTCCTTGCCAAATATCCAAGAACGGTCCCCATGTACCAGTATTGTAGTACGGGCTTGTGGTTGAATAGGTTGCTGCCATTACAAGAATCCTCCGGTACCAGCATTACCGCCATTGAGTGCTGGCACTGTGGCACCAAATGCAGTTGCTGGACCACCTGCACGATACAATCTGGTATTGATTAAAGCGCCACGTGCAAAATCGTTAAGGTTAAAGTTAAACGATTGTGCAGTTCTACTGTATACCGGTTGCAGTGTCAAACTAACTGTACTGGTAGTAGGCAATCGTGTGCTGTTTTGTACTGGTGTTGAAAGGTAAGGATTGTAGTTGATACCGGGTTCAGGAATGTCCATGTAGTCCACTTCGGCTGGCATAGTATGACTAAATGATTTTACTATACAAGGAACATTGGGTAGATAATACTGTCCATAACCGTTCAAGTACACAATGGGCGGTGGATTACCAGCATCGGCATCGTTGCCAAAAAACATTTTAGTAACACTTCTAAAGAAATAGATTGTGGCCAATAGGTACTGGCCCTCAGTGACGTTTTGTACAGTAAATTCACCGTTAATGGTTATTTCGCCCACTTCACTGTTTTGATAGAAGTACTGAGCATAGTTGTTGTGTGTGAGCTTTTGTTGCTCGTAGTTGGCCGTGTGTGTCACTGCCACTGTGGGAGTGTAGGGGAATACCACACCAATACGAGTCTGTCCGTTTGTTGCTCCGCCGGTCAAGGTGTCTATGCCCTGAACCAAGGCACTGGTTACATTGTTGCTGGCTTCGGTACGCAACGGTGACAACAAGTTGTTACTGGGATCGTTATAGAAGTACTTGCTGTTGGGCGCTAGGCTTACACGTACCCGCCAATCAAAGCTGGCTTGAGGATAGTTGACAAGAATATTCGGACCATTGGTTTGAAATCCGCCGGTATTTTTGGTACTGTATGCAAACATACCGTTTACATTCTGGCGATTCATAAATGGGTTTACACCCAGTTGTCCGCCAATTGAATTGCCCGCAGCTTGAGCTATTCCACCAATGAAACTGGTAGAGCTGATACCTCCGGCTAAGGGTGCATTTGATAAAACTGGCATCGGATTCCTTGTGTGTCTAGTATTTATTCGCAATCATTATGTGTGTAGATAATGTTTTTTTAGAAAAAGGTTGACAACGCCACAATAAATATGTTAGCATACACTAACTTGAACAAAGGAATTAGAGGTGCGTCACAATTATCTAAACAACAAAGATATCTTAAAAGAAATCCACAAAAGCAAAAATACTTACTGTTACTACACCAGCCCGGATGTAGCTGACTACGACATGATACTGCCCGATCGAGGCAAAATAAACAAAAAGAACATCAAAGAAGCCAGACAGAATCGTGCTGATCGCTTGGCCAAACTGGCACACGAAGCAGCAACTGCAGATGGCACCAAGCACAAACTAGACGAGTTCGAAATCAAGCTCAAGGATGTGGCTGATACTGATGTGGTATTTAGAGTCATGACCTGGGATCATATTCCGGTTGATGATGTCAAATCACGCAAGGCCGCAGTCAAGGCTCTGGAAGACGAAGAAGGCAGCATTCCTCGTAGCGAATACGACGATGAAGAATTGGACTTGATTGGTAACACCAAATACGTCAAAGTCAACTTCCCACCATTTGAGCATTACAAAGTCAACGAAGCCGGTGAACCAGTGTGTGTGGGTCGCAGTCACTGGAAGGGTGATTTGGACAAAGGCACATTCAATCGTATGCACGGACAAATGACACCCAAATTGGCACACATGTTTATCAAGTTGTGTGAACGCTATGCTACACGTAGCAACTGGCGCGGTTATACTTACAACGACGAGATGCGTAGCCAAGCCCTGTTGCAACTGAGTCAGATAGGATTACAATTTGATGAATCAAAAAGCCAAAACCCTTTTGCTTACTATACTGCCGCTATTACTAATAGTTTTACTCGTGTGCTCAATATAGAAAAGCGCAATCAAAATCTACGTGATGACATTATGGAAATGAATAACCTAACGCCAAGTTATACTCGTCAAGGCATGAGCGGTGGTTATTCGGGCGGAGACGGTCATTACGATGAGTAGAGTACCAGTTGCTCTTTAGCAACTGTTTGTTGTATACTACACATCTATGACAAATCTTTTTAAAAAGGCCGCTATATTTACGGATATACATTTCGGCCTAAAATCCAATAGTACTCAACACAACGAAGACTGTTTGAACTTTGTTCGTTGGGCCACTGCCAAGGCACTAGAAGAAGGGTGCGACACCGCACTCTTTCTCGGTGATTGGCACAACAATAGAGCCAGCATCAACATCTTAACTCTAGGCTATAGCCTACGTGCATTGGAGCACCTAAATGATAATTTTTCTACTGTTTATTTTATTCCTGGCAACCATGATCTCTATTATCGGGATAAGCGTGATGTACAAAGCGTCGAATGGGCAAAGCATCTCCCGAACGTACAAATTTGTAATGATTGGTTTAGTAGTGGTGATGTGGTTATCGCTCCTTGGCTCTGTGGTGATGACCATAGACGCATTCCTCGGTTACGAGGAAAATACATGTTCGGGCACTTCGAACTGCCAGGATACCTAATGAACGCCATGGTGGCCATGCCCGAGCACGGCGAGCTACGCGGAGACAGTTTTTCAAACTTTGATCATGTGTTTACCGGACATTTTCACAAACGCCAAACACAACGAAATATCACCTACATTGGCAACTGCTTTCCGCACAACTATGCCGATGCTGGTGACGACGATCGAGGTCTTACCATACTAGAATGGGGTAAGGCACCTGAGTATCATGCTTGGCCTGATCAACCCATGTACCGGGTATTTAATTTGAGCGATGTTATCAATCACACCGAAAAGATGTTGCGACCCAACATGCATGTGCGTGTAAATTTAGACATAGATATCAGTTATGAAGAAGCTAGTTTTATCAAGGAAACATTTGTTGCTGACTATAAGCTACGTGAAATTACTATTATCCCAGCCAAGGCAACCGACTTGACCGAGTACGAAATACAGGGCAATATTGAATTTGAGTCTATAGATCAAATTGTGTATAATCAGCTCAACAACATAGACAGTCAACAGTTTAACAAAAACCTATTAGTGGACATATATAGAAATCTCTAATGTTTAAAATCAAAGATATCACCGTAAAGAATTTTATGAGTGTGGGCAATGCCACACAGGCCGTTAACTTTGATCGCAGTGATCTTACTCTAGTACTAGGTGAAAATCTAGACTTGGGCGGGGATGACTCGGGTGCACGTAACGGTACCGGCAAGACCACTATTATAAATGCGCTCAGTTACGGCTTGTATGGTAATGCACTTACCAATATCAAAAAAGATAACCTAATAAACAAAACCAACACCAAGGGCATGATGGTGACTGTGGACTTTGAAGTCAACGGGGTAAACTATCGTGTGGAACGTGGGCGCAAGCCGGGTGTGATGCGATTCTTTGTGGATGACCAAGAACGTGAAATCACCGACGAAGCACAAGGCGACTCGCGAGAGACACAGGCCGAGATCGAACGTATGTTGGGCATGAGTCATGACATGTTCAAACACATTGTGGCACTTAACACTTATACCGAACCGTTTTTAAGTTTAAAGGCCAATGACCAACGTGTCATAATCGAACAGTTGTTGGGCATTACACTACTGAGTGAAAAAGCTGATAGACTCAAAGAACTTGGCAAGGCCACCAAGGATGCAATCACTCAAGAAGAATTTAGAATCAAGGCAGTCACAGATGCCAACCGGCGCATAGAAGAACAAATAGAAAGTCTTCGTCGTAGACAGGCCATGTGGCTCAAAAAGAAAGAAGACGATTTACAAAAGCTAGTTGCGGCCTATGATGAACTGAGCCATCTAGACATCGAAGCTGAGCTTGTGGCTCATCAACAGTTAAGTGAATACACAAAAAAGAAAAGTGAAATTGACCGTATTCGAGGTTACATCACGCAAAACGAACGGGATCAAGCTCGAGAAGACAAAACGATAGCTCGGTTACGAGCCGAACTGGAGGCATTGCAAAATCATCAATGTCATGCCTGTGGTCAAGACCTACACGACGACAATCATGAACAAATGCTGGCAGACAAGCAACAACAAATCAGTGACACTGCTGTTAATGCACTTGCAGCTCATACACAGTGGCTAGAAAATACCGAAGCGTTGCAGGCCTTAGGCGAACTGGGCGAACGACCCACAGTTTACTACACCGACGAAAGCGATGCATTTGAGCATAGAAGCAGCATGGGCAGTATCCTAACACAACTGACTGCCAAGCAAGAAGAACAGGACCCTTACGTGGAACAGATTGCCGAAATGCAGACACAGGGTGTGGAAGAGATCAAGTTTGACGTTATGAACGAGCTGACCGATCTCAAAGAACATCAAGACTTTTTATTAAAACTGTTGACCAACAAAGACAGTTTTATTCGTAAACGCATTATAGATCAGAATCTGAGCTACTTGAATGCCAGGTTAGGACAATATCTAGATCGTATTGGCTTGCCACATACTGTAAAATTCAACAACGACTTAACTGTCAGCATCACAGAACTGGGCCGAGACCTAGACTTTGATAATCTATCAAGGGGCGAACGCAACAGACTTATTTTGAGTTTGAGCTGGGCGTTCCGTGATGTTTGGGAGAGTTTGTATCAACCCATCAACTTGTTGTTTATTGACGAGTTGATTGATAGCGGTATGGACTCGAACGGAGTTGAAAACAGTTTGGCAATATTAAAGAAAATGAGCAGAGATGCTAATAAGTCTATTTGGCTTGTATCCCACAAGGACGAGCTGGCTGGACGAGTTAACAATACTCTGCGTGTAATCAAGGAAAACGGCTACACAACCTACAGTACCGACGTCGATATAGCATAATTTTTTGTCATGCAACTGTAATGATAATTACAGTATGACATGGATGTATCAAGGCTCAATTGTTGAGGAACTACCCGAAGACTGCGCGGGCTTTGTATATCTTATCACAAACACACTGAGTGGACGCAAGTACATAGGTAAGAAACTGGCAAAATTCGCAAAAACAACATACAAAACAGTAAAACTCAAAAATGGCAAAAAGAAGCGCAAAAAGATTCGAGGCAAAATTGAATCAGACTGGCGCGAATATTATGGCTCAAGCACAGAACTCACTGCAGACATCACAAAACTAGGCTCCTTAAATTTCACCCGAGAAATACTCTTTTACTGTAAATCCAAAGCGGAATGCTCTTACATCGAGGCTCGAGAACAATTCACACATCGTGTATTGGAATCAACCGATTACTATAACGGACAAATCTCTGTCCGTGTCCATGGCTCCCACATTATCAACAAGATTTAATTAAATTGGTTTGACTAGCGCAGGTTAACGTCGTGCGCCCTAGACCTGGATCACGGATCACAGGGATGGAAGCCTTGCCGCCAACGCAAGCACTCAATCACTACCCGCGAGGATGAGGACTGGAAATGCCCCAGTTTGATTGTTTGAATATATTTTTCATGGCTGAAAAGACGTACTAGTGATAGTACACGGTGATTATAGATGCTG